TTGCTATCGTCACTTCCGTAAAGGGACATTGGGACACTCCAATTCTATAAGTTATCTATATTTTATTTATGAGATCATGATTCTAGTAGTGCCTTGCCTAAAGCAGCAACTAATTCATCATCTACTTTGTTTCCTGTCTTAGCAGCTGCCTTCTTGAGCAACTTAATTAAGAAGTCTTTGATAACAGAGTCAAGATCTTCAGGTATCCTATCAACTGCCTTGTTGATAATACTGATTGCGATAGGCATTAAAAAATTAATCATAGCTATAATAAATGCTATTATATATAGTCCTCTTCTTCATCCCATTTTTGTAAAACGATACCTTTCTCAACTTCAAGTTGAGATAAAGCATAGTCTAATATAAGTACTAACCTCTCATGCTCACCATTATGTTGCGCCCAATGCTTATCATGATCATGAAAAGCAAAGAGTTCTCCCACCTTCCAAGATCTCTTTCTACCACGCACACTTAACCATGCACCTGGATCATCCACGATGGGAAAATGCAATCGCAATGAATCTATATCACCACTGTGAGGATTGATCTTTGTACCTGGTTTCAACTTACTAATGGTTGCACTCTTCAATAACTTCCCATCAACGTCCTCTTTTATTGCATTATAAAATGTAGGACATAACCTCTGCATAGTCTCCGTAAGTTTCGGGAGCACTTCTTGTACCTTCTCTACCGTAGTATTAAATAACTCAACGAATGAAACCATCTCGCTGAGTTCAAAGTCTTCTTCTGATGCTGTAGTACCTACAGGATTAAGTGGCATAGGGATGACTGTCCATGAGCCATCCCAAAGCTGCACCCTGCCAAGGTTCCTATCCTCAACCCACTTATCTAACACCCAGTCAGAAAGGATGGGCTTATTGACTTCTACAAAATCAATAAGTTCTGGAATTATTTTTTTATATTTCTTTTTGAGATTACGAAATGAGGATAGATCAGAGATCACATCCTCTTGCCAAATTTTTCTCATAAATTATGGGTCGGTTGCCCTAGCAGGACACTCCTTCAATCCGTGTACTGGACAGTCTACACCCTTCTCTGTATGATTGCAAGCTTCCTTTAACTTTTCTTTAGGAACCTTCTTCATCTTCTCTTCAGAAGGTCTACGTCCTTCGGGATCATCCAGTTCAGGCATGATCTCGACAGGACCTTTTACTTTTTTTCAGAGATACTCCTGAATGCAGAGAAGGATCTCTTCTCCCCTACTGTTTCATTACGCTTGTTCTGTTCCTTCCCGATCTTCGTATCGGAACCCTTCTTAGTATAGGATTTCTTACCCTCAGTCTTTACTTCAGGTTCCAAATAATTTGTTCCATGAGGACCAGCAGGTGGTTCTAAGTCTGTCTGTCTACGTGACCTATTCTCTTGCTCAGGATTAATCACATGCTCATGCACTGCTTCTCTAGTGACCTTAAATGAATCAGAAGGAACTGACTTCTCTAGTCCGTGCTCAAACATGATGTCATAATGAGATACGTTTCCTTCCTCATCAAGTGTGTGCATCTCGGTCAAACAATTACCAGCACCCCACTCTGGATGTTCTACCTTAGTGACACATGAATGCTTTACTTTCTTTACTTCAGGTTTCCCTTCTTCACCTTTCGGTTCAGCAAGTTTCATACCTGGTGCATCACCACCACCTACACCGTCAGCACCCTTGCCTTTGATATCTGTATTACCTATCTTAGCGGAGTAATCATATCTCCATTCCTTCTGGACATCGTTCTGTACGACTGGTCCTTCAAACTTAGCGTTCTTTGTTATTGCTTCTGCGCCATACTGCGCTAAAGACTTTTGCTCGTGGTGATCCATCTTATCTTTTATGGGGTCGGTAGGGATTGTTTGCTTAACTGCAACTGTACCAGCAGGTTTCTGTACCTTCTGACCAGGAGTAAGCGACATTACATACTCTCGATACGCATCAGTTCCAGTCTCGAAAACTTCCTGTATGTTTGTGATCCAAGTGCGGAAGGTTGTATCCTCAGCAGTTAAACACAGTACATAGTTAGGTCCACGACGTAAGATCTTTCCTACTTGACCAGCCTCAGTTAAAATCCACTCACCCTTTTTGTAGACTTCGTTCTTATAGAACTTATCTTTAGTGATATTGGCTTCCGCAACCTGAGTCTTCTTAGCAAAGTCAGAGAACGATTTCATTAATATATGTGTACATATCAAGTTTATTTATAAGCCCATACCATTTCTAACGTCAGTCATAAGCGCAATCTTCTCCCCTGTACTCAGTTTATCCGTACAACCTTCCATAAATTCAGTACATTTAGCATCCTTTGCAAAGTCTCTAAGCTTACTTGCAGACATACCAGTAGCACCATCCGCATCTGGATCTCTTTGTCCCGCAGACTTAACCTCATAAGTGTCAAATGAAAACTCATCTGGTTTTCTATTATTATCCCCTATTATTCTATCAAACACCTCAACCCTATCGGAACCAACTACCATTACTATACGGGTGTATCCTAGCATCATCATATGCTGGCACGTTGCAACAATAGTTCTGCAACATTCTATATTATCAATAATATTATCTGCGTAGTCAGGAAAAGACTTCTTCATCCACTTAACTTTAATCTTAAATTCTAAAGGATTCTTTTTCTTATCTAAAGACTTAGTAGGAAAAATTAAATAATCATCAGCTCCAGCCTCATAGACAAGTTGATCTAAAAGTTTTTTATGTCCTATAGTTGGTGGATTAAATCTACCAAATGTAAAATAGCAAGTCTCAGTTATGTTAGCCATCGTTACCCTCCACCCAATTCTTAGAAACATTAAAGTTAGCAGTACTGAAAGACAGACGATCAACTAACTTAACAGCCTTCTCACCTTCCGTAATAGCAACATAACCTTCAGGTGCTGTGATGTCATACCCATTCTCTGTGCGTAAGAATGTACCAAACCTCTCACCCTTCTCAAGTTTATGTACAAACATATCCTTGGCGATCTGTAAGTTCTTATACAAATCAATAGTACACAACAATTCTTTCTGACAATCTCTAATCAGATCTAAACCATCATATAACTTAGCTAATTTAGCAGACTTACCTTTAGGTGTCTTCAATTTGTCAGCCGCTTTCTGAACTTCATTCCGAAAATATTCTGTGAACTCACTAAGAACTTTCTTAGAGTTGCCCATCTTCTTACCTTCCCTAACATACTTGTTAAAGAATATCTTTAGTCTAGTTCCAATAACTAACTGATCCTTACTTTCAATATGATCTGCCATAAGATCTAAGAACTTACTAGCAACAAGTTTAGAACTAGTTTGCTTTATAGTTACCAACTCCTTCTTCTCTTGTTTATCTAAAAGAAAATCCTGTCCCAACTCTCCAGTCTCTGCACTTAGAACTAAAACATTATTACTACTAGAAAGGTTACTAATATCATACCCAAACTTAGCACGCATATTCTGAATACTATCACCAATATATTGAGTATGAAATACTACTCCTAAATTTGATTCCCAAGCTTTCTTATACAACTCATCTTCCTTAGGTATACAATAAGTTATTGTATTGGGTTGAAATATAATACAGTCTTGTCCATTAACCTTTACCTTTTTCTTATCATCGGTAAACAAGAGATCACCCTGTGCCACACCTTTAATATTAAGTTCAGGAAGATACTTCAAACAATCTTTCAGTTTAGCAGCAAGACCAGGAGCATGGCCATGGTTTTTATCTACATCAGCATTATTAAAATTAATCTTTGCACCTACATTAAAGATTGATTTAGTACCAACAAAAAATCTTGATGTTCCTGGATACAATCCACAGAACACAGCAGGAGCTCCATCCCACTTGGTAGTAATTTTCATATTATTATTACCAGCAGTACTAAAAACTCTGCAGAGCTCATCTAAAAACATGAAAGCATCAACAGCACCTTTACCGCCATCTATTAAAATACTATCTTCTAAATGTTCTAGGTGGGTATTCTTAGACATCAATACACCTTAGCGAATGGTCCATATCTTCTACCAGCTTTCATTGCTAGCCATACCATATCAGTAGCAAACTTATTCTTATCCTTATCTTCAACTTTGAACCAAGCATTTAACCATTTTATCTGTTGGCACTTAGCGTTAGCTACATGAGGTTTACTATGGAAAACTGCGATCATATTATTATATGCCTGATCAACTGGTACTTCAATATCAACACCATTATCCTTCAGAGACTGTATCATATCTTTCCATGTCTGACCCTGATTAGTAAACTTATTATCATCATGAAACTCCTCACAGGTCTGAGGATATCTATCCTTTCCTTTGTCAAACAAATGACCTACATGATAGTCATCTAATAACCGTTCTACTAATTCGATAGTTGCTTTACCAAGTCTAGCTGCACTAGCACCCTTAGAAGTTGGTTCATATTTTAATCCAGAAAAAGCTGTACTACTATTTCCTTTGATCTGAAAATTATATTCATTATTACCATCCTTCACAATATACCTAGTATCCTGAGAAGAAAGAGTTAACTTCCCTTCCTTATCATTCTTTATACCCATCTTACAAATAGCATTATTAAATTTCATTACCAAATTATCAGTTCCACCACCACCACTACCATCCCAATCAGTAGTAAAGAATTCAGTCCTGTCATTCATATAAACTACAGTCGCTGGTTTACCAGCAGCAACCTTCTTAAGAGAGATACCAAACACTTCACGCTTTTGAAACAATGCTCTCATAATAGCATTAAGTTCTTGGATTGTTCCTGTAGCAGTAGCACCTGAGTAAAGCTTATCTTTAATCTCATCCACCCATTTCTGTCTATTTCTAATCAACCAAATGTCAGCAGGGTTCCAGTTATCTTTTTGACTAACACCTAGGTCACTAGCAACACCAGTAATGAATTTCATAAAGCTATGCCCTGACATACCAGTTAATATAAAATCATTCTCACGATTATACTCATCAAATAAACAACAATCAGGACCAGATTTAAGTTTGTTTAGTAATGATACTTGTTGCTTATGAAAGTTTGCTATCCAATCATCATAGTCATCAATATTTGCATTACCTACTTCTTTCCAAATCCTACGAAGCTCACCCATGACATCATCGTCACCTTTCATAGCTAACCAATCATTCCAACTCTTCTTCTTACTTATTGCTTGATAGAATACCCATGCAGAACCAAGCTCCTGCATCTTAGTCATTGTAGTATCAGGTATCTTAGGTGCCCAATCATTTTTTGAACTCGTTTGTTCAAACTTCACTTGCTGATCACCCAACCACAACTGGATCCAACTCTCTCCATCATTTGCTATTTTCTTTTTCTGTTTTTTATTTCTTATAGTTATATAACTATGCCTATACCTCTTAATAATTCTTGCAATAGCAGCTCGACTACTTTTAAAAATAATTAAATTCTTGTCACCTGACTTACCAAACGATCTCTTATTCCAATACCCTGTAGCATCTGTTTTAGCTTCAAACTTCCAGAAGGATCTCTCATTCCCATCACCAATGTCAAGGATCTCTTCCATCTGGATCCTTACTTCTTCATCTCGTATGGTCTTTAGGATCTTTTGTCTCTCTACTACCTCGTAACCCACAGTAACAAAAATACACTACAACTATTTAGAATTGTTTCCAATATCTTGGTGGAAGTAAACCAGTCTCAGTGTCTGTCCTATGCTTCAAAGTTAGAACGATGTCACCAGCGAGAGAAATTCTTTGATGTTGTCTATCATCGGGAGTAGTATAATGTTCAAGAGAACCAGGAAATACAACAAGATGTTCTGCCTTAGGTGTGATAGCATACCCATCACCATTGCAATATCCGTTCTCCTTAATAAGTTTAAATGCATCTCCAAACCATTCATTAGGATTCTTTTTATGTAGAATTAAAGGATCCCCTGGAGTTTGAATGTAATAAACGTAGCTGATATGAGAACAAGAATGATAATGAACTGGAAAATGCTGTCCAGGATCGCAAATAGTGAACCAAGATTTGACAAAATTAATCTCGTATGTAGTTTTATCTATTTTAAAATGATCTAGGTACTCTCGTACCGCCTTCTTCAACTCTCTAAAGAAAGGTTCTAATCTTATGTCCTGATGTATCAGAACCTTACCATTCAATTCCCCTGTTATCCTACCTGTAGTATTATCAAACTTACCATCTTCAAAACTATTGTAAAGTATTGATAGAAAACCTGGTATTTCTTTTTCAAATACTACCAGAGGAAATGCCTGATGAAATTTAGAGGTCGTTTGCTGCACGAACTTCGGAGTTTGTAATGTCAAACTTACCTCCTGGATATCTCTTCTCCAACTTCTTAACGTTGCGAGCAATTACCTCATCAAAAGGTATGTCCAGAGCCATACAAGCTTGTGCCACATACCACATAACATCACCCAACTCAATAATAAGATGCTCTCGATTGTCGTCATTCCAAGGCTTACCTTGGAACACCATCTTCTTAACGATCTCAAGAAACTCACCAGACTCAGCAGCAAGCCCAACGCCAGCAGTGGTAAGACGTTCAATATTGGCACCTTTTCTGTCAAGCTCAACCAAACGGTCAGCAAGATAGACAAAATCTTTAGAACTATCGGATGTGACAGCATCTACAAACTCTTCGTATTTTTTAAAATCAATAGTCATGTTACTTATACTTTTAAACTAGCAAACTTTTTAGATAGATCCTCCTTGACAGTTTCTATCTCCATATCCTGATTGGAATCGGATAAGTTTTGAGCCGACTGTTCTACATCATACAGCCTCATCTTCGCTCTGTCAATACCCACAACAAATCTCTTGTTAATAGTGGGATCATTATATCTATTCTTTAATTGTTTTACCATGATCTGATTCATACCCTCCAACTCTTCTGTAGAAATAAGGGCAAACATAAGGTCAGCAGTAGCAGGGAGTCCAAAAGATTCAGAGGTGTCAGTAAGATCAAC